GTTGATGCCGTCATCAAAGTGGTAGAAGTTGTAATACCAGTTCCAAATGAGTATGTTTCAAACTTTTGTGAGTTTAAACCATACAATCCATCCAGTTGAAACACTGGTGTAATGGGAACAGATACAACTTCACCAAATGCACTACTGCCACTTGCTGTTCCGTGACATCCATCAATGTTGCCGTATCTATCGGCACACATATAGACTTCAAATAGACTTCTTTCTTGATTGAGATAGTCTTGTGTAATTTTATTCCACTGTGCCATTAGTCACTCCAAGATAATCTTTCTGGTCTATACCTTTGTACGCTTTTGATCTTTGATTGTGAAGATCCAGGATAAATGTTATGAATAATTGCTCCAGGATATTCATTTAAAAGATGTTCAGCAAGTTCGCTCTTGCTCATCATTGGACCATCTACTTCAAGGCGATAAATCTTCCCTTCCCAAACAATATCGGCAGAGAATGATTCTTCTTGCTGTTCTGGTTGAGAACCCCCAACATTGAGGGTTCCATTGAAGTCACCATTGATAGTGATACTCTCTTGTAAGAATTGTTGAAAACTTTTCATCAGCATCTCCAGCGTTTGCGTGCTTTACAGATTTTCTTCTCTGGGGTCTTGGAGCAATCGATGTTGTGCATCTTTCTTTGCCCATCAGAACGATCACAGAAAGACTTGCGTCTCTTCGCTCTCTTTCCTTTTGGGTTCTTTTCAGTTACAGCAGTCTGTAACTTTGATCCAGGATTTTCGCGCTTGTAGGCATTGACGGAAGATTGACTCATTCCATCAACACCGTCTTTACGGTTTGACTTCTGCCAGTCTTCTTTTACATCTTCACCCTTTTCATACCACTTACCATCACAGTCACTATCTTGCCAACGCTTGGGTTTACCCTTACAGGCATCTTTTTTGGACTTTTTCTCTTGAAGTTCCACTTCTTCTTTTTTCACACAGTTGTTGTAGGTCTTACCAAACATTTTTTTGGTGCCTTTCTTTTCATAACCTTTCCAACACTTCTGGGCTTTCTCATCAATTATAGATTCTGTAGATTGTAAAGGTTCTGCCTTAATAATATCTACGGACTCAAATTCCATTGCTTGAAAATCATCTCTCCAGTTAGAAAATTCATAAGATTCTTTATTGAATGCTTTTTTAATTGCACCAACAACAAAAGGTGCCGCTAAACCAGCTGCGGTTAATGCAAGACCTAATTTCCCACCACGCATTTTTGGTCTTACGCCTCTTGGTCTTGGTGTTGGTCTTACACCTCTTGATCTTGGTGTTGATTTTACTCCACTAAAGTCGGATTTTACACCAGGACCGGATCTATATGCAGAAGGATTTTGCTGTGCTTTTTGCCAAACACTACCTGGTGTATTTCTAGATGCATAATCTGCAACATTTACTTGTGTTCTTTTTTGATTTGAAGTAGATGCTCTTGGTTTGCTAGAAACTCCTTGTTTTGCAAAGTTTGGTGGCATCTGTGCTCCAGGTCCTTGAGACTTTGGAGTTCTCATGCTTTTTAATGCGGCACGAATCTTTTCTTCAGCACCTTTGTTTGCTTTGATTAAATCTTCAATCTGCTCTGGAGACATCTTACGAAGTTTATCCTCAAGACCTTCAAGAAGCATCTCTTCTCTCCAATTTGAGAATTCATAACCCTCTTTCTTAGTCTTGTTACCCCAGTTTTTGGCACCAACTTTACGACACTTGACCAATGCACCAGAAGCATATGCACTTGGCCAAACTTTATAGCGAGATTTGACCTTATGATAACAGGCATCTTTTTTACCTTCTTCAACCAAATCACCTTCTAGTTCAAATGATTGCTTATCAAGACCTCTTGCTCCAGCACCAATAGGATTTCCCTTGAGGTGAAGTTCATTTCTTCCACGTTGAAGTGCTTTATCTGCTTTGGGTTTTAAGAATCTTTTAGCAAGGTATGGGGCAGCGAGAAGGGCAGCACCAGCACCGAGAGCAAGTGGAAGACCCTCATCAACCATCTCACCTTCTAGTTCAAATGACTGATTAATATTTCGGTTTGAATTTTCAATACGTCTTCTGCTTGCATTCAAACCAGCAACTGGATTACCCTGTTTTGCAGTAATACGATGTTGTCCCTTTTTTTGAGAATCAACAAATTTGTTTAAAGCACCACCAATTGCTCTACCTGCAAGAGCAACTCCACCAATAGCGAGAGGAGCAGCAACAAGTGCTGGAATTTCATGGAGATCTTCTAATTCTGCTCTCCAATTTGAATATGAATCTTTTAACTTCCTCTTCTTTTCGGTTGCCACGTTGATTGGTGCTCCTTTACGATTTGGATTTTTATCTTTTCTGTTCTTACTTCTGAATGCATATTCCTCTTCTTTATCGGAGAGGTCTGCCTTCATTTTTGAAGAACCACATTTGGGTTTGGTTTTTTGTCCAGGTTGCTTGGCACAGGGTTTTCCTGCATATTTACCACCCAATTGAACCCAACCAGGGGTACCATCAGAAGAGCGACTCTTGCTAAACCAGTCACGCAAAGAATAATCACCACTCTTTCTCGCTTCATCCATATACCCCGCTGCTGCATCAGTATTATGTTCAGTGTCGGTAATTTTTGCCTGAACCCAAGCAGGAATGTTTCTCTCCTTTTTACCAAGTTTTTTTCTTAATATGGCAATATTTTTCTCGGACTTTTTAAGTTGAGATTGTGCCATAGAAACTTCATGATCTTTTTCTTTTGCTTCGTTCACTTTCTTTTTTCCTTGACAATGTGCTCGCTGAGAGAACCCTTTTGGATTATCGCAATCGATGGACCTTTTGTATTTTGAACTCCAACCTTCCGATACTCATCCGCCATAAGAGCCCCCAGAAGAGTCCCCATTCCCACTTCCATTGCCATTTGCACCATTGCCATTCTTTTTAGTCTCCTCTTCCTCTTTATGCTCACTATCTTTCATAATACGACCAGTAGACGACATAAGGTGCCATCCCTTAGGAATCTTTTTACACTTTTTGGAGGTGTAACAGTAGTAGTATCCTTTTTTACAGGACTTTGCCATTACTATTCGTCTTTTGACTTATTATTATTTAGAAAACCTTGTTTGAGTAACTTTGACAAATCACTAGTAGATCCAACAAACAATGCGTTATTTGTCACATTATTTGTAGTTTGTTTGGTACTTTCATCTTCAAGATCTTTAAGTTTCTTTTGGAGATCTGCTAACTTATCCGTTGTATCGGCAACACTCTTAATCAACTGCCCAGCGACCTCATATGCCCTTGGACTTGCACTTTCGCCAGCAAGTTCCATAATACCATTAATCGCTTCCTGACCCTTTTCTATAAGGGAATATAAGTTTGCACGAGTATATTCATAATCTTTTTTAATATCAGTTTTTTCAGTAGGGATAGGAGGTTTTTTGATTTCTACTGGATCTGCTTCAACAATGCTACTCTCAATATTGAGTGCTTTGTCAAGTGATTCATAATTATCAGTCATAAGTATTAAATATCAGATTGGCGGGTGGGACTATAAGATTTGGAATCTCCAAGGAATTCCCATCCCTCATCAAATCCAAAAGAATCTCCTGGTTGGAGAAGTCCATGATCAACTGAATTAATTACACCATCATTATTTTTATCTTCAAGTGCTGTTGGTGTAACTGTATATCTCATTTCTCTCTTAGCAGTCTGAGTATTAGTGTCGGCATACATATCAATCTGAACCTTACGAATAAGACCATCGCTACTATCAGCAATGGGACCAAACAGATATGTCTTTGCAGTAAATTTGAAAGTATGTATTAATGCTCTTCTTGTATCAAAGTTTCCTTCATAGTCATCTTGAAAACTTACAGCATCCAAAATAATGGGAATATCTCTCTTTTCTCCAATAGAATCTACTAAATCAATTGTTAAATTAAAATGTGGTTGAAAATATGGTAAAATTTGTTCTATAATTTGTAAAGAATCATCATTCAACTTTGACAATACATTAAGTTCAAATCCAATATTATATGGAACAGGCATAAAGACTTTTTTTACCTTACTACCATCATCACAAGTCTTAAATGTTTGTACCAAACTTGTTTTTCTGGTTGCATCGTATGCAATAGAAGTCATTTCAAATGACATTCTTGGTAAAGTAATCTGAATAGGTTTATTTAATTCAGACTGCTGAGTGATCCTCGCTAAGAATTTTTGACTCGGACCATATGCAAGGGGAACTTTAATATCACTAATATCATTTCCGACATTATCCTGATGACGAATATGAATATCATTAAATAGCGTTCCAAACGCTATGATTGTTTTTCTAATAATTTCGTGATAATAGTAAGTTCCTAGCATTAATATGTACCAAAGGGATTAGATTCAGTAAAGTCTACGATTGAGTCTCCAAGTGTCTCAAATTCATCATTCTCGGTGTATTTATCATAGATATCATCATCATCAAAAGACAAAAGTGGATATTCTGCACCTGAAGTTTTTCCTACGATTGTCTCTCCAGGATAGAACCCAAGTTGAGTAGAACCAATACTAACATATGCAATTTTGAGGATATTAGTATCCTCATCCCACTCTTTAACTCTTGCTTCTGTTTTAGATCTAGATCCAATAATAATTTCATTAAATAGATATGTTCCAATTCCTGCCAGAGATTCTGGATCAGAAATTGTGACCTCTGGTGTAGAAGTGTATCCACCACCAGGATCTTGTACAGTAACACTAACTAGTGAACTGTCAGAATCGTTAACCATACTGATAGAAGCAATACCAATCGCAGTGCTAGAAATTCCACTTGCTGGTGGAGACGCTACTGTTACTGTCGGTGCAGTTCCATATCCAACGCCACCATCAACAACACTGAATCTAATAACACCTTGACCTTGTGTTATAATAGAACAAGTTGCTGCTGCACCTGTTCCACCACCACCAGATATAGTAATCGTTGGGGGAACAGTATATCCTGCACCAGCGTTTGTTATTAGAATTTTTTCAAGAGAAGTTACAGAACCTCTAGTAGTCAAAACCCCAATAGCAGTAGCATTGTCACCTATTTGTCCTGTTGGAGATGAAGTAAATCCAATGTTTGGAATGGATGTATATCCGGACCCATCATCATTTAAAAATATTTCTTTAATATATCCACTAACCACACTACCTTGAATAATTGCAGTTAAAGAAGCAGTTCTACCAATACCAATAAGTTTTAGAGTTGAAATATACCCTTCATCTTGAATTTGAGTATCAATTTCTTGAATTGAAGTATCAAGTATTTCATCTTCAAGTTCAAAGAGTTCACATTTTAATTCATAAACATAATTTTTTCCCAATTGAAAAAATGGATTTTCATGCTCTACATATTTTACTTCAAATAATCTTTGTCCAAGAGGGAAATAAATTA